AGAAGCGAAAATAAATGAAATTCAAGTAAATGCCGAAAAATTGAACAATATTCTTTTTAAGAAATTGGAAGAAATGGATCGTAAAATGGATGATGTAAGAATGCACGCTTTTAGTTGTATAAATTTTAAAACAAATAAGAATGGATAAAATCAGTTTAAACAGAATTGAAAAAGCGCATCCAAAAATTAGAGAGGAACTGGGTGTATATTATCGAGAATGCAACAATAAATTACCAAAACACGTTCGATTGAGATTTTCACACGTTTACAGATCACCAGCAGAACAACACGAATTGTTTATGCAAAGGCCTAAAGTAAGTAACGCAGATGCATTCCAAAGTATGCACAATTACGGATTAGCCTTCGATGTTGTTTTATTATATGATAAAAATAATGATGGTAATTTTGAAACGGCAAGCTGGGAAATTGACGAACACTGGGAACGAGTAATAACGTATTTTAAGAGCAAAGGATATCAATGGGGCGGTGATTGGAAAACATTTAAAGATAAACCACACTTTGAGAAAAACTTCGGTTTTAATTGGCAAGTATTAAGATCAAGATTTGAAAAAGGAATAACTTTAAACGATAATGGTATCGTTTATGTAAAAATATAAAACAATGGAAAAAAAAGAATTGATTAATTTGGCATTAAAAGATATTGCAATTAAATACAGTGAAAGTGCATACACTACAAATGCTGGAAGATGGTTAAGATTAATTGTAAAATACATTCCAACCGATTTAATAATAAAAGCCTTTGCTCACAAATTAAGCAGATAATTTACTATATTTGTACTGTATTACCGTCTGAAAAAAAGTAAAACAACAGTGCCCAACTATTCAATAGCATTAGTGCTGCACTTTAAAAAAATGGATTGAGGTGTCCTTGGTTGATTAAAGCCGAAATTAATTTTTCGGTTTTTTTATGTTTTTGTTTATAATATTAAAATATTATTTTATATTTGTACTCAGATAACAACAACGAAAAACAAATATTATGAAAACGCAATTAATACAAGATTTAATTTCAGCAAAAAAACAATTAAATTATACAAATGAGGCTTTATATTCTAATTTAGAAAAATGGGAAATAAAAGAATTTGAACTGGTTAAAATTTCATTATTAGAAGAAATTAAAAGTTTAGAAAATAGAATTGAATTTTTAAAATAAATACTAGTTAGAAACATTAAAACAAAACAAAATGACAAAGCAAGATTTTTTAGACGAGAAAGAATTTAAAACGGATTTGGGTTCAACATTCACTTATAAGTATAAATACGGATCATTAATGTGTAAATTGGGAGAAGGTCAATATAGATTTGAGGCCTCAATCCTTAAAATAACAGATGAAGAAATTATAGTATTCTCAGGTATTTTAGGAAAAATATTTGAAGTAAATAAAAATTTTTCTGATTTAATACTTGCGTAATATTAAAATATTATTTATATTTGCATAAGTTCTTTGAAATACTGGAAAAAAAATAGTCAGGTGGCGGAATCGTGGTATACGCTAAATCATCTCCGAAGTAGAATAGCCGGTAGACGTGGGATGACGTGCAAAGGCTTACAGGTTCGACTCCTGTCCTGACTACTAATTTAATTAATTATTTATGAACCATAAACTTATCAAACTATTTGAAAAAAGCAATTTAACTAAATCAGAATTTGCCGATCAGATCGGAATTAGAAGACAAAATTTAAACAAATTATTAGAATCAAAATTTATATTAAAACCAGCAACTTATGAAAAATATTATAAAAACTTTTTTACTAAAAAAAGACTATCAGATTAAATTCGCTTACTACGTAGCAATTATTTTTATTCTTAATTTCATATTCAGATACTAATGAGTAACATTGAAAAATTCAACGAATGGATGCTAAAAATCCGAAACATATATTATTCAGATAACAATCAAATGACAAGAGCTTATGAACAGTTACGAAGCGTGGAAAGAGGGACGGTTTAATCCTGACTCACCAATAAACAAAATAGAGGTTGAAACATCACCAGTATGGGCAAATTTATCAGAAGCCTATGAAAGTGGACACGTTGATGTATTTGTTGATTTACAAAATGAAATAATAAACGAATTGGATATTATTTACCAAGTATTGAAAGCAAGTGATCACGGAATGAAAAACAGATTATTAAGTTTAATTGATAAAGTAAAATAAAATGGGAGCAAATTCAGAAACATTTTTGGAATTAAGAGCGCAGGATTTCGTAACAATGTACGATTCAAATTTCACAAAAAAAGAAGCGCAAAAAGTAGGTATTAAATTAGTTACTGATTTACTGGATAACGGTAATGTTGACAAGATGGAATTTATTGCAAATTTAGCACGTTTAAATGAGGTTATAAGCACTGCAATGATTGAAGCGAGAAAACATATCAACGAAGAAAAACAAACTGTTATGGGCGTTGAATTTACACCAGTCAATGGCGGAAATACTTTGAATTATTCAGATGATCCAATTTACCAACAGTTAAAAGCTGATTTGGATGCAAGGGCGGAATTGCTAAAATTAGCGCAAAAACAAGATTTAATTGATGCTTATGGTAATGATGTGCCAAAAGTATCAACAACTCCACGCAAATCAAGTATAACAATAAAATTTTAATTTATGAAAAATATAGCATCCGCATTAGTAAAAGCACAATTAGAAATGATTACACCAAAGAAGGGAAGCGTTAATCCTTTCTTTAAAAACAAATACGCAGATTTGAATGATGTTTTAGCAGCTGTAGTTCCTGCATTAAATAATAACGGAATCGTACTTTTACAACCTTTAGTTAATATTGATGGCAAAAACTTTGTAAAAACTGTATTAATGCACGAATCAGGCGAGATATTTGAAAGTCTTGCAGAAATATTCTGTAAAAATACAAATGATGCACAAGCCTATGGTTCTGGAGTAACTTATGCACGTAGATATAGTTTAAGTTCAATTTGCGGAATTGGTTCTGAAGATGATGATGCGCAAAAGGCAGTACAAGCCAAACCAATTGCAACGGCTGAAATATTAGCCAAAGCAAAGGCAACAGGGGCGACAATGGCTCAAATTAAGACTAAATATAGCGTAACAGCTGAACAAGAAAAGAATTATTAATAACTAAATAAATAAACAAATGCAAGTAACAGGTAAAATTTCAGTAAAAAATGAGAATGTAGGAAATGAAAAATTTAAAAAAAGCGAATTGGTAATTGAAACAGCGGAACAATATCCACAGTCAATTTTAATAGAATTCGGAGGTAATAAAAGCGAATTGGTAAATGATTATTCAGTAGGTCAAGAAGTAGAAGTCGATATTAATTTAAGAGGTAGAAAATGGACTAACGCTGATGGAGTTGATAAATATTTCAATACAATTTCAGGCTGGAAAATCAAAAAACTTTCTGAAGCTAAAGCAACTACAGTTGATGCTGACGATTCAGATTTACCATTTTAATATTAACAAAATCCCCCTATTAATTTAGGGGGTAATTTAAAAAAAACAAAATGACACCGAAAGAAAAAGCCAAAGAGTTAGTTACTAAATTTTATATAAACATTCCTTTAAGAGATTGTGATAATAGAAGACCACATAAGTATGCTTTAATTGCAGTTGATGAATGTTTACAGACTTGTGTTGAATCTATGATATATTATTGGCAAGAAGTTAAAAAAGAAATAGAAAAATTATGATACCAGAATCAAACAGAATTAATCACATCGTTATAAGTTCACAGGTTTTAAGTTATTACATTACAGAAATGAAATCAGATAACTACTTCAAAAAAGTTTTATTAAAATTTACAAATAATTTTATTGAGCAACTGAAAACGGTTGAATGGAAGTATTTTGATAAAATGTTTAAAAGCGAAGAAGAAGCCAGTGTAATTGTTTATAAAACTTATGATGAATTTATAAAAACAATTGCATCAGTCCCAATTTGGGAAATGCAGAACGTGAGCAAAATTTTAGAAGCGTACAACAAAGATCCTAAAAGCATTGAAGGATTAGTAAAAAAAATATTAAAATGAAAGTAGAAGATATTTGCAAATTATTAGAATTTATTAGAATTGAGCCAAGATTGGAACAAGTTCAGGATGGATTCTTATATCACGGTCATTACTTTACTAACGAACAAATAATTGAAATATGGAAGCACCAAAACATTATGATAACAGCAAAGGAACGCTTTACAAAGTAGCATCCGAAAGAAACTGGAATCCTTATTTATTCGATATTGTAAAAAGACTTGAAAGAGCAGAAAAAAAAGGAGAGTTTCAAACAGATTTAGAAAAAAGTATATTAGTAATTAATTTATGGTTAAAAGAAAATGATAAATAAAGTTCGAGAATTTCAGAAAATAGGATTACAGAAAGTTAACGACAAACCAACAGTTAACGATTTTAAAGATTGCAGTTTACGTTTTGAATTAGCACGTGAGGAAAACATGGAGTACATTTCCGCATGTTATGATGGCAATAAAGTTGAAATATTAGATGCATTAGTGGATCAAATGTATGTATTATTAGGTACAATTAATTTTCACGGAATGCAAGATATATTTAATGAGGCATTTAATAGGGTACACGAAAACAATATGACAAAATTTCCAAACGGTAAAGTATTAAGGAATCCAGATGGAAAAATCTTAAAACCTGAAGGATTCAAAGCTGTTGATTTAAGTGATTTATTATGAATGTAGTTAGTTTATTCAACGGAATGAATACAGGAAGACAAGCGCTTGAAAATGTAGGAATCAAAGTAAATAAATACTATTCAAGTGAAATAAAACCTTATGCGATTGAACTAACACAACATCACTTTCCTGACACTATACAAGTTGGTGATGTAACTAAATGGAAAGAATGGAATATTGATTGGAAAAGTATTGACTTAATATTAAGCGGATCGCCTTGCCAAGATTTAAGCGCAGCAGGTAAAAGAGCGGGTATAAATGGTAAGAAGTCAAGTTTATTCTTTGTATTTGTTGAAATATTAGAACACGTAAAATCACTTAATCCTAATGTATTATTCCTTCAAGAAAATGTAGGCTCAGCAAGTAAGTTAGATGTTGGTATTATGAGTCGTGAATTAGGAGTTTATCCTGTTCGTATCAATTCAAAGTTAGTTACTGCACAATTACGTGATAGATATTATTGGTCTAATATACGAACTAAACAAGATGGAATGTTTGGAGACTTAGTTACTGATATACCACAACCTAAAGATATAGGTATAATGTTTAAGGATATATTGACGAGTGGATATGTTAGCAGGGATAAATCAACAGCCTTACTTGAAGGTACAATATCAAAAAACTTATCAAATATGCCATTAACAGAAGATTGGCAGAAATATTTAAAAAAAAGAGAAAATTTAGGGATGCTTATGTTAGTATATGAAAACAACGAATTAAGAGTTAAAACAAATACTAATAAAGGTTATGATATAGTTACAGAAAATGATTGTTTAGATTTAAGTTTTCCTACAATCACAACAAGAAGAGGAAGAGTAACTAAAGGAAAATCACCTTGTTTAATGGAGTCAAATAATAATTTATATGCATACACGGGAGAGTATGTAAGATTGGTAAACAAAATAGAGATGTGCCGTTTACAAGGTTTTCCAGATAATTACTGTGATATATTGAGTGATAGGAAAGCTGGAAGTTTATTAGGCGATGGTTGGACTTTACCTGTAATTGAACATATATTTAAATTTATAAAAGTATGAAAAAGCCAGATTGTCCGCCAAAAACAGAATGTTGGTGTGAAACGCATCAAAATCATCCAGATTGCATAACTTTAGAGATTGATTCATTTATATGGGTTTCAATGATTGTAATATTAATTTTAATTTATTTTTTTAAAAGAGAACGGCTTTAATTAGTCGTTTTTTTTATTGCATTATAATATTTTATTATTATCTTTGACGAATATTAATAACAAAACAAAAACAAAATGGTACAAACTACATCTTTAAACTATTACAAAGAATTAAAATTAAAAGGTATTTTAGTAAAATTAGTAACAAAACAAGATTTAAACAAAAAATAAAATGACAGAGTACGATAAATTTTTAGAAACAAAAAGACATAGTATAGGCAACTATGGATTTAAAGCAAATTATATCCCTGATATTGCTTTTGACTTTCAAAAACACGTTATTGAAAAAGCTACTTTAAAAGGTCGTAGTGCTGTTTTTTTAGACACTGGATTAGGTAAGACTTTAGTACAATTATCTTTAGCTAAAAACATTGTAAACCATACTAATAAAAAGGTTTTAATATTAACACCTTTAGCCGTTGCCTTTCAATTTGTTTTAGAAGCTGAAAAGTTAGGTATTGAAGATGTGGAATATTCAAAAGACGGAAAACATACTAAAAAAATTATTATTTGTAATTATGAAAGATTACATTATTTTAATGAGAATGATTTTGAAGGAGTTATTTTAGATGAAAGCAGTATATTAAAAAACTTTGACGGTAAAATTAAACAAGAGGTTACAAGTTTTGTTAAAAAAATACCTTATAGATTTTTATCAACTGCAACTCCATCACCTAACGACTTTATAGAATTAGGAACAAGTAGCGAGGCTTTAGGTTATATGGGTTATATGGATATGTTAGGGAAGTTTTTTAAACAAAATAATAATGCAGTAGATTCTACTAATAGAAATATAGGCGAAAAGTTTTATCTTAAACCACACGCAGAAAAAGACTTTTTTGCTTGGGTTAATCAATGGTCAATTATGGCAAAGATGCCGAGCGATTTGGGTTTTTCAAATGACCGTTATAATTTACCCGAATTGATTGTAAACAAACATATAGTTACAAATGATTCTCAAATATCAATAGATGGTCAATTGCAAATGTTTAATATCGTAGCTAAAAACTTTAATGAAATAAGACACGAACAAAAGCAAACAGAAGAAAAACGATGTGCAAAAGCTATTGAGTTAGCAAGTGGTAAAACTTCTGTATATTGGTGTAATACTAATAATGAAAGTAGTATTTTAAAACATTCAGATACTAAAGCTGTTGAAATAATAGGAAGTCAATCTATTGATAAAAAAGAAGAAATACTTTTAGCTTTTGCAAATGGAGAAATAGAAAGACTAATTACAAAAGCAAAAATGACGTCAATGGGTTTAAACTGGCAACATTGCAATCATTCAGTATTTTTCCCAACGTGGAGTTATGAACAATATTATCAAGCTATAAGACGTTTTTGGAGGTTCGGACAAACAAAAGACGTTACTATTGATATGGTTATTTCTGACGGACAAACAAGGGTTTTAGAAGCCTTAGAACAAAAGACACAAAAAGCAATACAATTACATAGAAATTTAACAGAAAACGTAAACCGTTCATTTGAACACAAAACAAAAGAATTTAACAAACAAATAATTAAACCAAAATGGTAAAAGACCAAATTATTACAGAAAATTATGCAATCTATAATGGGGATTGTATGGAAGTATTACCAACTTTAGACAGTGAAAGTGTAGACTTAGTTGTTTATAGTCCTCCTTTTGCAGGATTGTACAATTATTCAAGTTCAGAAAAAGACTTTTCAAATTGTGAAAGCAAAGAGCAGTTTTTAGAGCAATATGAATTTATGGTAAAAGAAATGAGCAGGGTAACTAAAAAGGGTCGTATTAATGCGGTACACTGTACGGATGTATTTGATAATACTTGTAGACTTTGGGACTTTCCAAACGAAATTATAAGAATACATAGTAAGTATGGTTTTGAATATAGAAACCGTATTACAATTTGGAAAGAGCCTTTAAAAGTTCGTATGCGTACAATGGTACAATCTTTAATGCATAAATTAATAGTAGAGGATTCTACTAAATGTTTTACCGCTATGCCTGATTATGTTTTGATATTCACTAAAAAAGGCGAAAATGAAGTACCAGTAACACATCCTTTCGGAATGAATCATTATGCAGGAGAAGTTCCAATTTTACCAAACATTTTAAGAGCTTGGAATAATGCTAATAATTCAGATTTAAACGAGGTGCAACTATGGGAACACTTAAATAATATTAATGAAGATGATAAAATAACTAAATTGAATCATTACATTTGGCAGCGTTACGCTTCGAGCGTTTGGGATGATATTAGAATTGATAATGTTTTACCTTTTAGAGATTCAAAAGAAGAAGACGACGAAAAACACGTACACCCTCTGCAATTGGATGTAATAGATAGAATTATAGAATTATACTCTAATCCTAACGAAGTTGTTTTAACTCCTTTTATGGGTGTAGGTAGTGAGGTTTTTAGTCCTGTTTCAATGGGGCGTAAAGCTATAGGAATTGAGTTAAAAGATTCTTACTTTAAACAAGCTAAACTAAATTTATTAGAAGCGGTAAAAAGATTTAAAAAAACAGTTAAACAAGAATCTTTATTCTAAAAAAAAGTATTATATTTGTTTTGTAGGAGTGGAAGCCTAATTAACAATATTATTAAATTCCCGCAATGATAAAGTCTTCCACCTTTTGATTTGCGGGTTTTTGTATTTTATGAAAAAAACATTAAGACCTTATCAGCAGGAATTACTCGATGAAATTCTGCAAAACAAAGCGCAAAAACTTTGCGTACAACTTAGCACAGGGGGTGGAAAAACAGTAATTTTTACGGAACTAATTTCACAACTAAATAAAAAAACACTTATTTTAGTTGATAGTATTGATTTAGTAAATCAAACTGTTGATACTTTTAAAAAACAAGGATTAGATACTGGATGCGTTTTGGCAGGTGCAAAAGAAATTCCACAAAATAAAATCATTGTGGCAATGGTTCAAAGTTTATGGAATCGAAAAAGCAAATTACCTGATTTCGAATTGTGCATTATTGATGAATGCCACGTTTCTATCTTTGATAAAATGATACCTTATTTAAAAAATGCTAGAATAATTGGATTTACTGCAACTCCAGTTCGTTTAGGGCGTTATAAAATAAATGACAATCAAACTGCTCAAAAAACGCTTTCAGATGTTTATGATGACATTGTGTGTGGTAAGCCAATTTCGTGGTTAATGGAAAACGGCTATTTGATTAATGAACAAAATGTATTTTTTGAATTTGATGGATCAACACTTAAAACAGATTCAAGCGGTGAATATACTGCAAAGTCAATGGAAACCACTTTTCAAGCTGAAAGCTATCAAAAATCTTTAAAACTTACTTACAATAAATATTGTGAGAATAAAAAAACAATGATTTTTACTTCAAGTTGTTCGACTAATTTAGTCTATCAGGAACTTTTTAAAGATAAAAATACAAAGGTTTATGATTCAAAAACAGATGGAGAAAATAGAGAAGATATAGTTGAATGGTTTAAAAATACACCTGACGCAATTTTAATCAATACAGGCTGCTTTACAAAAGGTTTTGATGTTTGCGATGTAGAATGTATAATAATGGCACGAGCCACAAAGAGCTTATCTTTATGGATTCAGATTGCAGGGCGTGGAGCAAGACCAACGCAAAAAACGGATAAACCTTATTTTTTATTAGTTGATGGGGGAAACAATAACGAAGAACATCAAGTATTTAGTTTTGACAGAGATTGGAATAGAATATTTTTTGATAAAAAGATAAAAGATATAGTTGAAAATATTCAAGAGTGCAATTTTTGTGGATTTACTTTTTTAGAAGCTGAAAAAATTTGCCCTAATTGTGGGGAAGAAGTTCCAGAAAAACCAGAAGGAGAGGAACGACAAATAAAAGAATTTGAATTGCGTTCGTTTAGTTCAGAATTACCAATTCCTAGATTTAATTTAGATTTTCACATAAATAAAGGAAGTACTAAATATCAAGCGTTGCAAAGTGTAAAAGATGGCTGGGTTCATTTTTTAAAATCAAAAAATATACCTAAAGAAACCTTTATTTATCATAAAAATAGACAATTTAAAGATAAATTTAGAATACATT